CCTTCGAGCAAGGCGGCGGCTTTGCACAAACACAACAAGGCATGACAGGCTTAAACACCGTCGGCCAATAATGTGCTAATGTAAAAACGTATCCCGATGGGAGAACCTGATAACCACCCCCTGAGTTATCAGCGCAAAACGGGGTGTAAAAACTATGTAGCCATCACAACCCTCCGGTGTGATGTGGACCAAGGAGAGTGCCATAATGTCAAATTTTGAAGATGATTTCAACGAAGACGACTACGACCAGCCAACATCTGAAACGAACCCAGTTCGTGCAAGGATGAAACAACTGGAAAAGGAAGCCAAAGAGTTACGCAAACAAGTTGCGGAATTCTCAGCCAGCCAACGTGAACTAGCTTTTGTAAAAGCAGGTATTGACCCTGCTTCTCCACAAGCCAAGTATTTCGTTAAAGGCTACGACGGTGACTTGACTCCAAATGCTATTAGGCAGGCCGCAGAAGAAGCACAACTGATTACACCCCAAACTGTTCAGGAAGACCCAGACCAGGCAGCATGGAAGCAGTCCAATAGGATTGCTGCCGGAGCCGAAACTGCGTCTGAAGGACCATCATGGGTTAAACGAATCAGGGATGCTGAGTCAGCTCAGGAAGTTTCGGATATTTTTGCAGAGGCACAAGCCCAAGGTATCAACCTTGGATAACCAAACCCCCTCTAAAATTTAAGGAAAAACCCAAATGGCTGATATTTTTGCCGCAACAACAGGTACATCTGCTCTCTCTGTAGACCAGGTTGCCTTTGAGAAGTTGGCATACTTTGCCCTTCGCCCAGAAATGTACTTCGACCAGTTCGCAGATGTTCAAGCAACAAACGCAACTAACCCAGGTGCATCCGTCAAGTTCACAGTCTTCGCAGACCTTGCAGCAGCAACCACTGCTCTTGGTGAAGCAGAAGACGTAACCCCAGTCGCAATGAGCGACAGCCAAGTTACTGTGACCCTCAATGAATACGGTAACGCAACTGTTACCACCGCCAAGCTTCGTGCTTCATCTTTCCTCCCTGTAGACCCAGTAGCCGCTAACGCTGTTGGTTACAACGCTGGTTTGTCAATTGACACCATCGCTCGTAACGCTCTCCAGGCTGGTACAAACGTTATTTACGCAACAGGTGGTGCAATACCAGCAAGTAGCCGTACAACGTTTAACACAGATGACACCCTTACTGCTAAAGACATCCGTCGTGCAGTGGCTCAATTGCGTGGAGCTAACGTTCCAACAATCAATGGTAACTATGTTGGTTTTATCCACCCAGACGTTTCGTACGACCTTCGTGGTATTACAGACGCATCCGGTTGGCGTGATGCTTACAAGTACACCAATGCAATGCCTATCTACAACGGTGAAATTGGTATGTTTGAAGGCGTACGCTTCATGGAGTCGCCTCGTGCGCCTCTGTTCGCAGACGCATCAAACAACTCTGGTGCATCAGGAACCATTGACGTTTACGGTACCCTCATCATGGGACAGCAGGCTCTTGCCAAGGCTGTATCTATGGGTGGAGAGTACGGTTCACAGCCAACAATCGTCTACGGAACAATTCAAGACCTCTTGCAGCGTTTCCGTCCAGTCGGTTGGAAGCACTTCGTTGGTTACTCAGTATTCCGTCAGGAAGCACTGCGTCGTATCGAATCTTCTTCAAGCATTGGTACAAACGCCTAATAATTTCCGACAAGGAATTTATAACGGAAGCCCCTGCCGAAAGGTGGGGGCTTTTGTTATTCTCTAGTTATGACAACTTTCAAACCGCCTACAGATAATTTTGTGAACTGGGCTTTGCCAGGGGAGCGTGGAATCCTTGCTGCTTTGCGACCTGGCGCACGTGGTCGTAACGTGTTCAAAATGAACGATGGTTCTTTTACTGAGAATCAACCGGCCTACCCAGATAATATTGCTATTACTTATCATGGCGGTCATATTCATACGATTACTGCCATTGAGGAAGCTGACTTGATTGCGGCTGGATATGGGGATTACATTGAAGCATAGGGAAACTCATCCGAATTTGGATGTTGAGGGTTGTTTTGGGTGCAGGGTTGCAGGGGTTCAGGTGGGGTCTAATTCGACAACTACTCGTGGTTCTCAGGTGGCGCACATTAACCAGCGTGAAAAGAACTGGTCTAAGGATATGCCTGCGTATAAGCGTTTACGTAAGGAAGGGCTGCAACCTAAAACTATTGATGGTTGCCATGATGTTGAGTTGTTGGCTACTTCCAAACACCAAATTGAAGGCACTCCCGCACCGTTGTGAACTATCAATCTTGGAAGGGGTATCCTGACCCCAAGATGGGGTATGGCTCAATGCTTCAGGGCTTTAAGGATTCGCTTCCTAAGTCTGTGACATTTGATGACCGTGCTTCGGTGCATGTCCATATGCAGGTTCCCTATGCGTGTAAGGGTTGGCTTGAAGGCCAACATCGGGTTTTGTTTTCTATGTGGGAAACAGATGTGTTGCCAGCTAATTTTCGTAGATGGTTGCCTCATTTTGACCAGGTGATTGTGCCGTGCCAACATAACGTGGAACTGTTCAGTCAGTTTCATAATGATGTTTCGTATTGCCAGTTGGGAGTTGACCACAAGTTTTGGAAACCAATGTCTAAACCTGATGGGGTGTTTCGTTTTCAAGGTGGCGGGTCACTGTGGTACCGCAAAGGGCTGGATGTTTTGGTTAAGGCTTTTAATGCTTTGAAACTTCCTGATGCTGAACTACATATCAAGGCTGCCCCTCACGCTAAGGATGTGCCTAGCCGGAACCTTGGTGACAAAGTATTTCTCAACAGAGATTGGATGAGTCCCATCGAGCAACGTGACTGGTACAACAAGGCTGATTGTTTTGTGGCTCCTGCCCGTGGCGAAGGTTTCGGGTTGATGCCGTTGCAGGCTATTGCTAGTGGTATCCCTACAATCGTGTCAGACAGCTCAGGACAAGCCCAGTTCGCTCATTTAGCGTTGGGGGTAGTTCCATGCACTAAATCTAAAGCGGAGACTATAGGGCAATGGGATGAACCAAACCAGAAGATTCTGGAGGAGTTGATGATGGAGGCATACCAAAATCGTGGCACCATTAAACAGACCGCTATTGCTCGTGTCCCCGAAACCAAAGCCTTCTCATGGTCTAACGCCACCCGCAAACTACTATCCCTCATCCCTGAAGGAACCCTTCTTGATACCACTGAATTTGTTAGACCCGTCATTGATGTTGAAATTGAAGTGAACCGCAAAGTCAAAGCAGACATTGGCACCGAGTCATACAGTTTCCAACCAGGGCAAATCTATGTTGTTTCTGAGAATGTCCATGATGTGTTGACAGATGCGGGCTATGTCGTTTAATGCTATTATTGATGGTGTATGGCCCAACCTGCTGACCAAGACCTAACTATCACTCGTGGTGATACTGAAACCCTCGTTGTGACTATCACGACTGACGGGTCTACAGCTGTTGACATCACAGGTAGAACGTATCGGGCGCAGATTCGTAGCCAGCAGGACTCCACAACTATCAAGGCTTCGTTTACTTGCACTGTCACTGCCGCTGCTTCTGGGCAGGTTACGTGTGTGTTGTCTGCTACTTCGTCGGCTACTTTGTCTGCTGGATTGTATTTCTGGGATTTGGAAGAAACCGCTTCGGGGACTGTCTCCACGATTCTTGCTGGCAACATTACGGTTCTTGCTGACGTAACTAGGTAACGATGGCTACGACCCTTATCACGGTCAATCGTGGCGGTACTTCTTTAGCTACTTATTTGATTGCGGTTACTCGCACTACTGAGTCTGTTGGTTCGGTTGTTATTCCGGCTACGTCTGCTACGACGGTTGATGCTGTTATTTCTGTTGTTACTACGGGTAACTCTGGTCCTCAGGGTGCGACGGGTCCTACTGGGCCGACTGGTTCTCAGGGTGTTACGGGGCCGACTGGTCCTACAGGCGCACAAGGTATTCAGGGTGTTACGGGTCCTACAGGTCCAACTGGAGCTGCATCGACGGTTACGGGTCCTACAGGAGCAACTGGTGCTAACTCTACGGTGACTGGACCTACTGGACCTACTGGACCTACTGGTGCTGCATCTACCGTTACAGGTCCTACAGGTGCGCAGGGTGTTACGGGTCCTACAGGGGCTACTGGCGCACCATCTACAGTCACGGGACCAACAGGACCTACTGGCGCAGTCGGCGCTGCGTCTACTGTCACAGGACCGACGGGACCTACGGGAGCCACGGGTGCAGCCAGTACCGTTACAGGACCTACAGGTCCTACGGGTCCTGCTGGTACTAACGGTTTTGTTGGTTCCAATGGTGCTACTGGCCCGACTGGACCAACAGGTGCAGCTGGAGCTAACGGGGCGACGGGTCCGACAGGTCCGACAGGTAATACTGGTACTGCTGGTACTAACGGTTTGCCTGGTGCTAACGGAGCGACGGGTCCTACTGGTGCGACAGGTTCTCCAGGTTCTAACGGTGCGCAAGGACCTACAGGTCCTACAGGTGCGACAGGTGCAGCTTCGACTGTGACCGGACCGACGGGTGCTGCTGGTGCAACAGGTGCTACTGGACCTACGGGAGCGTCTGCACCGACTCAAACAACAAGTAATCTAATGACTTATACGATGATGAACATGGAGTTCTAATGGCTAGTGGTGATGTATTCCCAAAAATGTTGACTGTTCCTACACAGGTGGGTACTACAACAACGACTTTGTTTACTGTGCCTGCGTAGCATCAGTACACAATTAAGCAGATTGTTATTTGCAACACGGATGGCGTTGACAGGTTGATTACGTTGGCTCGTGGTTCAGCGGCTACTGCGGCTAACTGCTTCACATATAACTTGCCGGTTGCTGGTTACGACACGGTTGTGTTGGATACTGGGCTTGTGTTGGAGGCTACGGAGACTGTGCAGGGTTTGTCTGATACGGCTTCTAAGGTGACTGTGACTATCACTGGTTGGGACCGTACTATCTGATGGCTATTTCTTCTAATGGTGGTGCTGGGTTGAAGACGGGGGTTTGTACTAGCACTACTCGCCCTAGTGGTCCTTACGAGGGTCAGATGATTTACGAGACTGATACTGACATGATTGCTGTCTGGAATGGCACGGCATGGAGATACATTGCTGCAACTACAGCAACCAGCGGTTCGGTGTTGCAAGTTCAAAGCACAACTGTTACGGCTGCCACATCTACCACTTCTTCAAGTTATGTTGACATATCAGGATTGTCCGTGAGTATTACGCCAAAAGCAACATCAAGCAAGATATATGTTTCTGTTTCTTTGATGGTTTCTGGAAATGCTACGGATGATACTTATTACAACATTGTTCGTAATTCAACCGCCATTGGTCAAGGAACGGGTGCATCTAATAACCAAAGTTTGTATTTGCGTTTAACCGATTCTCTGTTACCTGAGTCTGCTTCTATAGAATTTCTTGATTCTCCTAGCACGACTTCTGCAACTACATACAAAATGCAATGGAAAACACGAGTGGGAACTTTGTTTATAAACAACCGTGCTTATGAAACATCAGGGTTTGTTTTAAGTGGTATTTCTACCATTACGGCTATGGAGATAGCGGGCTAATGGGTATCACACAGCAAATCGGTGCTAGTTCACTAATCAAACCAGGAGTTTGTACTTCAACGACTAAACCCGCTTCTCCGTATGAAGGTCAAGTTATTTACGAAACCGATACAGGTTTAACAAGCGTATGGAACGGTACTGCTTGGCGTTTGATGGGCGCATCAAATGCTGGTTCAGGGGCTACATTGCAAACTGTTTTTAATAGCCCCGTGTTTGCCAGCACAGTTATTACTAGCGCAACAGAAACAATGTGTACTTCCGTTTTGGCACAAATAACACCGAAATCTGCAACATCTAAAATAGGAATTCAATTTACTTTTGGAGGATACCCAACAGCGTTTAATAGTTATTATTCTTTGTTTATCCGTAGAGGCGCAACAGGTTCAGCAAATAAAATAACTTCCAACAATGGGACTTGGGGTGATTGGACTCAAAGTTTTACCCAATACACAGGTTTTGGAAGTAACGCTCATCAACAGTATTCAATTCATGCCTATGATACTGCTGGCACTACAAACACTATTACTTATTCTTTGACTGCTATCAATCATTTAGCTACTGGTTCTTTTGTTTTGTGGGATGCCAATAACAATAGAATTACTCTTACGGAAGTTGCGGCATAATGGCTATTAGTAATAATTCAACCGGGTTACGCCCTGGTGTTTGCACGTCATCGACACGCCCTACAGCCCCGTACGAAGGTCAGATGATTTACGAAACCAACACGGATTTGTCGTATGTGTACGGTGGTTCTGCGTGGCAACAGATTGCTGGTGGCACGGCTGTGGGTAACTCAGGACTTGTCTACATCACCAGTCTTACGGTTTCAGGAGCATCAACTGCAAGTATAAATAACTGTTTTAGTAGCACTTATGAAAATTATCAAATAACTATTACTGGTTATAACCCAAGCACAGCAAGTTACCCACTAATTAGAATGAGAAATGCGGGAACAGACAAAACCGCTACCGATTATTACTACACATTAGGTGGGTACTACACAAACGGAGCAGCCAACAACACCCAAGCCACCGCAGCATCCTATTTTGAAAATGGTATGTATTCTGACTCGGCAAATGTGGAAATTTCTTCTGGCAAAATGGATGCTTTTGCGCCGTTTAGAACGCAACGCACTTTTTTTCTTACACATGCAGTTCTTTATGCTTCTCAGTTTGGTTATAGGACTGGTATGGCAGAAGTAAACGACCTCATTTCATATGATGGTTTTACGGTTTTGGCTAACACAGGCACATATTCAGCAGTTATTACCGTCTATGGATACCGAAAGGCATAAACAATGGAACCACTACTAGGAACATTTCACGACGCACTCACAGGTGAAACAATCACCCGTGAATTAACTGCCGAAGAAATTGCTGAACTGCCAGAACCAGCACCACCTCTAGG